CTTTATTTTATCAACTAAAATTGCTATTAAGCAAATGCTAGTTTGTTTGTTGTAACTGCAATTGCGCTTAGGTAGTCTGCAGCATTACCAAGCGATGATGCTTGGTTGCTTAGTTCTACATAACCGTAACGTGTCATGAATGATACCACTGGCTCGAATGAGTCTGGATCAAGCACTGTGCCACTTGACATTAGCGGGATGTATGGGCAATAGAACGCTGCTGCGTCTGTCTCTGTTGCGCCTTTGTATCCTACTAGTACGTTGTCGTTTGCTGCGTACTGGTTTACATAAATTCTCATAGTACCGTTTAGTGTACCAACGAATTTTGTGTTTGTAGGTGCTTCAAAAGGACCTTCTGTTGTGCGAGCAAATGCTGATGTAGTTGCACTCTGTAGTACTGTTAGTACTGTTGGAGAAACAACTGCCCAGTTACCTGCGCCACGACGTGTACGTGCTGCAATTGTGTTTGCATTTTTGTTGATTAGAACTGCAAGTGCTGCATGCTCGTCACCAACAAATGTTGCTGTACCACTTACGCCACTTTGGTCGTATGTGTCAGTAGCTGTACCAGCTAATGATGTAAGAGAAGAAATGATCTCTTGATCGATTTCAGCAGTAATCTCTTGTGCAAGTGCTTGCATGATTTCTGCTTCAACATCTAGTCCGTGCATTGAATTGGCATCTTGTGCCGCTTCGAATGTCCAACGTGCTGATAACTTACGTGTTTTCGCTTCAACTGTTTGTTTCAACACTTGAATTGACATTTTCTTACCAGGTAAACCTTCTTGAGATGCTGTTGCATCTGCACGGTTTGTTGCTGCGTTACCTGAGTAACCTGTAGCAATTGCGAATGGGCTTAGTGCTTCATCGCCTGCTGTTGCTGAATCAAATGTTTCAGCATAACGCACTCTTAGAGTGTGAATTTGTCCAACTGGGCCTGTCATAGGCTGTACACCAACGATTTCGTTAGCAATAACAGTTGGCATAACACGTCTGATCACTGGAAGAATCACTTTGTTTAGTGTAGCAATGTTACCTGCTTGAGTTGCACCTGCACCTGCTGCTTCTGACAAATAGGTTTTAGTGTTTTCAAGTACTGATTCCATTACTCGTTTCTTATTTCCAGATAGACCATCTGTTAGAGCATCTTTTGTTCCGCTCCAATTTTCCATTAGGTTGTCTGCCATTTTCGGTCTCCTTAACTTATTGTATACCGGCTAATTTTCGAAGGTTAACAATGTTAGCATCAACATTAGCTTCTGCTACCGTTGTTTTTCCACCAGTGATCTCTTTTGAAGATTCACTTAACACCTTCTTAGTTTTAGTTATAGTTTTTGTTTCTTCATTCAATACTGAAGGAAGATACTTATTAAATGCATTTTGTAAATCTGCTGTCTTAGTAGACTCTAGTAGTGCATTCATAATGTCTTTATGTTGTTTCGAAAGTGGGTTCATCATTTCATTCATGATAAGTTTTCGTTCTGCATTGTCAGTAGCAATACGTGATTTACGTGTTGATTCTACAATTTGAACTTCTTTGTCTGCAACAATTTTAGTCGCTTCATCAAGTTTTGCTTTTAGTTCGCTTACTTCTTTGTTCATTTTAGCAACTTCAGTACCTTCATTGAGGTAGCTGCCCATAAACTCTCCAGCAAATGTTTCAAATATCTTACGTCCAAAAGTATTTTCTTTTGCAACTTGGATATCTTCTTTAAGTGAAGTTAGTTCAGTCTTAATTGTTGATTCAAGAACGTTCTCCACTTTATCTGCCGCAGTTTCAATAAACTTGCGTTTAGTTTGCTCGATGACATTTTTGCCTTCTTTTATCATTTTGACTTTTGCTTCAACTAGTGAGCGTTTGTCATCATGAAACTCGTTTAGCTCTTTTGTGAGTTGTTCTAGAACAAAGCCTTCTAACTGTGCCATGTTCTTGTCTTGTGCCTCACGGTCTTCACGCAATTCGTTAATTTCCTTGCGAAGTGTTTCCATCACAAAATCATTCAGTACATTTGCATGTTCTGACATATGCTTGCGATATGCAACACGATCTTCAGCTACTTTAGCTTTGTCTGCTTGGAACTCTTCGAGTTCTTTTGCAATAACTTCACCAATCATTGTATCCATTGCTTCTACAATTTGCGATTTGTCATTTTCATAACGTTCTGCAAATTCTTCACGCATTTCAGATGCAACTTCTTCACGTAGTTCAGATTGCTTAGTTTCCCAAGCCTCTGAAATTGAAGATCTGACCTCTTCTGAAAGAGCTCCGGAGCTTAATAGTTCATCTATTGAGTGAGCCATATTAATCTCTCCTATACCTTAGGTTCTCTATAAATTGCGTTACCTCTTCTTGTAGATAACGCTGTGCCCGATCGTCGTGCTTAACAGCAGAAGCAACATCCATTAATACATTACCCCGTCTATGATTCATAATTCTTTCATAGATTGGATCAGGGTAAGCATCTGGAGCACTTGGATTGGCAACAATATCAACAGTGATGATCTCAAATTCTTTGACATGACCACTTTCGTTAACGTTGCCACTACCTCTGCTTGACACGCCTAATTTAACTCCACTTTCCAATAAGGTTTTACATATATTTCCCATTGGAGTTGGAAGGATTTTAAGTTTTCCGGTACCGTTATTACCATCAATATCCATCTCTGTAATCATGTGACTTACACGATCAAGATTGATATTAAGGTCATCCGGGTGATCCGCTTCACCTAATACGCTATACCCATTCTTAATTTTTTCATTAATTGCTTTAACAGCATGATGAATTTCTTTGGCTGGGTAAATTCTGTTGTTTTGATTTCGTACATCGCCCTCAATAAAGATACCCTTCATATAAAGGCTTTTCCCACCGTTAGCTTCTTCAATTGCTTCGGTGACAATGTTTGCCTGATTAAATGTTAAGTGTTCTTGTAATGATGTTGACATATTACTTCATCTCTCTTTTTGGTGCTGGAGCTGGAGTTGGTGAACCTGCTTCTTGTGGTCCTGTAACACCCATGTCTTTAGCTGCTGGCGCTTTGCCACCTGCTTCAACTGTTCCACCTGAGATATCAACTGGTTTGGCATCTGACATTGAACTATCGCCTGGGCCTACTGGTGATTTTGCACCTGCATCATTACCTTCAGAATGTGATACACTCACTGCTGATAATGTGGCACCTTCTTCAACTGCTTCAACTTCTTCGTCGTCGCTGTCGTCTGATTCAAAAGCAGCCATTTCTTCCATTTCTGGTTCTTCAGCTGGCTCATCGTCCATCATATCTGCAAATGCTGCACGTAGTTCTGCAATTGCATCTTCTACATTAGCTAGTGCTTCTTCTGGTTCTGCGGCTTCTTCTTCGCCACTGTCCATGTCCATATCCATGTCCATGTCCATTTCCGGTGCTTCTTCTTCACCTTCTTGGTCATCGTCTTCGCCGTACACTTCTTCAGCTTCGATTTCGTCTTCAGCTGTTTCGATGTCGCCTAAAAAGTCTTCCTCTGCATCGTAGTTATCGATACCTTCTTCAACTTCGTATGTTTCGTCTAAGTCTTCGTCTTGAATATCTTCTTCCACTGACTCATCACTCTCTGAAAGTGACGCCCAATGATTTTTTGCTTTCTCAACAAATACATCATGTAAAAGGTCTGACGCTTTTTCACGATCTTCATTGACAAGATATTCTAGGACTTTAACTAATGAATCCTTATGATTACTCATTTTATATCTCCTTAAAAATTCAGGCTTACCA